TAACATAACTTATAATAAATTTTAATGGGTTAAAATTGAAAATTGCCAAAGTCCCTTTCTTGATTCGCCAGTATAATAAGCACCAGAAATGAATACAAACATATATACCTTTCCTCGAGAACTAACTGCTACATTAGTTACCGAAGAACCAATATCATCAATACCATTTGTTCCTTGGGCAAATACATTTATACCACCATTACCACCACGAGCTACATAAACAATACGACCATTCTCGGGAGACAGGGGTAAATATACATTCACGCTTTCACTCTTTTCAGTATTGCTTATAACCATAGTGTTATCACTCGTTACATAATAATCAGTATCAGTTGTGATTACATTAAGCACTAAACCACCAACGCCTAATTTGCCAAAAAACGCATCGTAATATCCCGTAGTTGATGAACTCTTACATTTTGCTGTTAATGCCACGGCTCTATCACATAGAAATGCAGCACCTGCATTAATAGTTACTCCGTCTGCAGTAGTTGGTTGAAAATCTGAAGTAGGATAAATATAACTCGGGTATTTAACATAATACCTAAATCTACTGCGACTAATTTCAAGATATGTTTGGTCATCATTATAAATCGAAAAACCCGTTTGGTCAAACTGAAAACCATTATCAGAAGCATCATAAGTTCTAATATAACCGTCATTAAAAGAAATGACTAATTTATTCATAGAATTTGAACTCGATACGGTTGAATTACCACAAATAACTCCATTGGTTATTGTACCTATTTGGTTTATTTTTCCTACTATTTCTGCTATTGCTGTTGATAAAGTAGCTCCTGCCTCTGGTAAACTAACTGTTTTGGTATAATCTGAAGGTTTCCAACCTTGCGGCAATGTAATCAAATTAATTGCATTGCTGCAATACGTAGCCAATTTTTTTATAGCATACATAAATTTATCTCCAGCCGCAGGCAATACGCCAGTAGGAGGGACCAATGTCGTAGTGTATTCATCGGGTAAAACAAATTTAGACTCGGGGTGCTTTACGCCATACTGTAATTTTCCTATTGCTGATTCAACCGTATCGTTGTTATTTACCGATTGCTCAGAAGTAGCATCAGCATAAGCCTTTGATAAACTAATGCCTGTGGCGTACTTAAATTTATTTATCCAACGCTGAAATTTAGCTACAATCGTTGACAGCGTATCATTAATTTGAACGTCGACTGGTGCGACTGTCGTATCGATATTCGTTGGTAACTTCTTACCGTAAATGTTCGTTGCCGATGTGCCTTCCGTGATATTATCGTTCGCATCAGAAATTATACTTTGATTTTCCTTTGAAACATTAGCTATTGATTTTTCTAATTCTGTAACCTTAACATCATAAGCGTCTTTACCAACAACACCACCAGCCTTATCTATTATATTTTTGATAGCTTGAGAAAAATTGAAGAAAAAACCATTTTTCCAAGTTATTGAATTTCCCGACGCAGTGGATAAAAGTTTCGTTATCTTAAATTTTCCCAATATCCATTTAGCACCTCGACGAAATTTCCCTAATATATAATCTTCGTCACTAAATTCAATATCAGTTTCATCAAACGAAAAAATGAGTTTATTTGTATCAGTACTAAATACGCCCGCAATATCATCAATCAAAATATTGCTACTGCTAACATGATACTGCACATTAGTACCTAAATCATCTACAAGAATATTTCCTGCACCGTCGCAATACTGAACTTTAGTAGTAGAAATTGCGATAGCTAATACATTTGATTTATCCGTAATTTCGTAATATTTACCGATGCTTAGACCGTTCTTCTTAGCGTTATTAACCAACTCGCTATAAGTCGTTATGGCGATGATTTCGGGGTCTAATGTTTGCCATCGGTTCACACTTTTATTATAAACCTTATGACAGCATTGATTTGGCGTTTCATCATACCAAATCAACTTAGTATTCGTTGGTGGTTCTGTACCTATAAATAAACCTACAACCTGACCTATATTTTTAGTGCTCGACATATACGTTTATTTGTTTAATGCTTGTTCTTCTTTTTCTAAAAATTCTTCGAATGCCTTGACGAAAATATTACTATCGGATTTTTCCTTTTCTTCGTCCTCGTCTTCATTCTCCTCTTCCTCATCTTCAGATTCATCGGATTCTTCCTCTTCACCCTCAGATTCATTATCAGATTCTTCCTCTTCCTCGTCGCTTTCGTCCGATTCTTCGGAATTTTGATTCAAGTACGCTTCAAAAGGATTTTGTTCTTCTTCATTTCCTTCTTCGTCTTCATCACCATAATCTCCATAATTATCTTCGTCACCGTAGTCACCGCCACCGTAACCACCACCGCCCATTTGTTGCTGTTGAGCTTGCATTTGCTGTTGCTTATCGGCATTATAGGCTTGATAAAATATAGAGTTTTCAATAACATCGCCAGCAACTTCCAGTTCGGGTAAATCCCATTTCTGACGAATTTCATTAATAGTTTGAAAATTAGAAAGTTTTTTAATATCCATATCAAGTTCCTGTTCAATGGTCATACCGTTCAAACCCATGAACACAAACTCAAATTCGGGGTTAATTTGTTCAACGATATATTTATTTATTTTACGCTGAATAAACTTCAAGATAGGATATAGACCCTTGTCTTTAGAGTGTTGTAAACGCTCTGCCTGACTTCCCTCGAATAATCCGCTATTACCGCTACCACGCGATATATCCCAGCCTATTTCACTTGGGTCTATCGAATAAATAGCACATGCTAATTTTATCAAGTATTCCATCCAAGATGAATACTCCATATCACGATTATTCTTTTGAAGGTCAACCCAATCAACATCGGCTTGAACAACTGGAGTTTTCCATGACTGCATTACACCGCTTATCATCGCCTGCCATTGCTGCTTAAATTGCTGTAGTGCACTATCGTTCATGCCTGATTTTACACGCAACAAACCTTTTGGCGCTGAACCTTGAGAGAAAAATCTACGATTATATTCATCACCCCAAAGCATACTCGTGACTACGTTAATAAGTTCTTCAAGTTCAGAACAACCGTAGCCATTAGCATAAATTGAAGTAGATGGATTACGAACAGCAAAACACAATTCCCAAGGATAAAATTCACTAACTACAGAATTTTGATACACCTGGACATATTGCGGATAATATCCCTTGACTGGTTTTAAATTTGAACTAAAAGATTTATTAAACCAAATTCCGCTACCACGTTGGTCAAAAAACGGATTATTAGTATCATCGCGAAATGCTGTTTCTGCCATACGAAACGTAGCAGCGTCCGTAGCTATAAATCTATCTAATACTCCCTTTTTGTTACGAATGCACTCAAACGTCATCTGGTCATAAACAAGACTATCATCCACTATTTTTCGGATAAAAGTATCGAAGTCATCTCCTGTCCAACTGCTCGCATTACCACAATTAAGAATAAAATCAGTGATAGCATTCGCAATCTTTTTATCTTTTTCAGTCATTTTCGTTTCAGCACCACCCTGGGGTTTCTTACGAATAATGAATCCTGTGGAGTATCTATCGCCTTGCGGTTCGGCAAAATCAGCGATTTGATTCTTTCGTGTTTTTATAATGGCGTTTATAATAGGGGTTGAAGCCATACGTCTCAACGTCGTATATGTTAAGGAATATGGCTTATCTTTGTATCCTAAATTCGCATTTACATCAAGTGGGTCAATAAAAAATGCTTTTGTAGGCTGCTCGTGTAATTCTTTAATTTGAGCAATAGCTTTTGAAGCGGCAATTAAATCGTCTGGATTATCCGATTTTGCCGCTTTTTCTATTATGCTCATTCTTTTAAATTCCAATTTTTTCTGAGCATATTCTACAGACTGTAATTGTTTAGCGTAATTCATTATATACGTTTCACATTTTCTTTCTATCTATATAATTGGTTTGTTAAAAAAAATACGCCAAGACTATTAAATAGTCATGACGTATCTACCATAAAACAACCTGTAGCTTAATTTATGTAATGAATTTATGCTGATTTTTGTATCATTGAAATAACCTTTCGCTTATCTTGCTTATCAAAAACAATCATCCGATTATTTATATTTTCAACCATTACAATTAAGGTTGAATCCTCACCTATTTCGTATAAATCAGCATTATCCGAAACGCTGACGATGATTGATTCGTTTTGCTTAATCTCATCCCAAAAACCGTTGAATTGTTCGTTTTCATAAGCGTCCTTCAAATCAGCGGAAGATATGTATTTCATTCTATTTAAACTTGAGTCAAGCTCAGACATTAAAATTTGCCAATAATTGAACTCAAGTTCATCAGCTATATCTTTAAAATCATTTGCTATCATTTTTCGATATTAACAATTAAATCCTTGGTTCGGGGTTGAAATTTTGAGCGTTGCTTACCCATACCAATAATCATTTTCCAATACTTTTGAAATTCACATAGCCACATTTCAATCTGATGTAATGTGATGTTGCATTTATCTGTAACTTGATAACGTTTTTCTGCTTTATTCCAATCTAAGAATGGCATACCGTTGCCTTTTTCTTCGCCTATCTTTTGAAGTATTTCTTCCGCAGCGTCACGCAACCAATAAATAGCTTGCTTTTGTTCACGGACAGTTTTAAGTCGCGGATAAATGAGACGAATGCCAATCGAAGCACCTGGACCAACATTAGTAAAATCATTTTGGGTGAATCGCATAAATACCCTATCGGTGTAACGTGGGATATATGTGAAATCTTGATAAAATTCGTGAGCAATAAAATCTGCTGCGGCAGGAAGAGTTTTTAAACATTCAATGATTTCTTCGGGGTGTTCTGCGTTCTTTACCGTTTCAATAATAGTATTTAAGCGTTCGTGTAAAGCAGGCACTACAACTCGTGTATAACAATAATCTCGCGGCTGTCCTGGCGCTGCTTGACTATTAATCAAGTAAGCTGTAGTGTAGGGGTTTTGTCCTACGCTACGGATGCCCGCAATAAATCGGCTAAATTCATCCTCGTTATATTCATCGTAGTCGGGTATGCCGTTTCGCCATTTCGTTGCTGAAATTAATTCCCCCTGGCTTTCGGCTTGCTTTAAACCAGATTTAT